ATGCGACCATAATCTAAGCTGGTTTGTTTCTCCTAGCGCTGTAGCTGAACCAAAAGTACCTTCGCCCCAAGATCCTGCTCCCCAACCTGTAGATGGAACATAATCATCTAAACCTACATTAATTTGGTAAACACCATCTACTCCTGAACCACCATTTCCAGAGTCGCTTGAGTTAGCAGTAACCGTAGCACCTGAAGTATCTTTTGCTATAAAAGTGTAAGTGTTAGCAGAAGGTACAGTTGCTATTTGGTATTCTTGATTTAAAACATCTGCTGTAATTAAACCCCCTAAAGAAGCTGAGCCAGCTATTGTTACAAAATCGTTTATAACTGCGCCATGAGATGAATCTGTAGCAGTTATAATTGAACTGCCGTTTGTAGCAGCAAAAGTGATACCGTTGGTTGTTGTTGCTCTAATAGGTGTAACATCGTAAAAAACATTACCTTCTTGTATGTAATATTTCCAAGTTGTTCCCAAACCTAGTAATTTTTGCCCGCCCAATGACACCCAGCCATGCAAAGCTCTGCAAGTTCCTAAAAAAGATTCAGTTGTATTTTTAACCCAGCCACCAAATTTTTCAGGCAACCCTTTTCTAAACCTTACAAGGTTAACATCAAACCAACCCCCCTCATTACTGTAATCAGTTCCTTCTCTGTTTATCCCTGGTTTAAATATTGTTTTCTGTAAAGCCATTTTATATATGATCCCAAGGCTTGCCCTCAAACATTAAACTCTCTGCTTCTCTTCTTCTTGTAAGACCAGCTAAAACCTTGCCACCTGCTTTGTTCCATCTTTTCATTTGAGCAGGCACTTCATCGTATTTGCCTTCGTTTAATACTTTAAGCATTGAACTGCTTTTTAAATTATTTGGCCCTAAGTTGTAAACCCAAGAAACCAAAGAATCAAACTGGCATTGGTTTATTGGAACGGTTACAAGACTGTTAACATATTGCTCATATTCATCTTCTAACTCTTGCCATAACATAAATTCTGATTTTTCTTCAGTCCATTTATCGCCTTCTTGCACGTCTTTGGTATGGCCGTAGCCTATTGTCCAAACTCCTGCCGCGCATTTGTAAGCTTCTAATTCGCAACCTTCAAATTTTTTTATAATATTAAACCCATCATCTGAAATGTGCATTTTAATTTTCCTCTGTAGTAACCTTTCTATAATACACAACAACATCTTTTAATTCAGTAATGTATCTTTTTATTTCTTGCATATTATAAGCCATAACCTCATAGTCAGGAATTGTCATTGCAAGAAACACCAATTCCCCTTCTTGTTTTTCTATTCTAGCAAGTTGTTCTTCCCAATTATCAGGAGTAACCGCTATCCATTGTAATTCTTTAAGATCAATTTCTCTTGGCATAATAGGTTGAACTATCTTGCGCTCAATAGGCTTGGCAGTTACTTCTATTTGTTTAGTTGGAAGTAGGCTGCAACTGCAAGCCATCATCAAGATCATCAACATCGCTGCTGATTTGCTCGATATTTTCCATGATATGTTTTGTACCATTATTTATTTTCCTTTCCATTTCTATTGGATCAGATAAGATTTTAGCAGTTAGTTGATAATTTTGTATAAATTGAGTGTATCTGCTAAGTTCTCTTTGAGCTGCTTGGCTTTTAACTGTAAGATCTTGTAGTTGTTGTGTTTGTAGTTCAAAGTCTGCTTGAATTGTTTTTATAGCTTCTTCTTGCGTAGCTACAGCTCCTTCTAAAGAAGCGTTGTTTGCTTGTAAAATTTGGTTTTGACTATAAAAATAATAAGTCGAAAGACCAAGCATAAGAATTATTCCTATAAATATTTGTTGCATTAAATATCCTCAATAATGTAATTAAGACCACCTGCGCTTCTATACTCTATTGTCTTGTTATCTAAGTCTCTAAATTTTATATGGTTTTCTGTTTGCACAATTATTTTTTTACTGATGTAAACTTTGTCGTCTTCATCTCCATACTCTTTATTAAAAGATACAGTTATTTTATAACGATATACAAATAAACCTATAAACCAATTAAGTATTTTCTTCATAGTTTTTATTCATACATTCTGACCATTCATCTCTTTTTATTTCTTCGGGATAGTTTGTATAGAATATGTCTTTGCAATACTCAAATTGCTTGCGCCAGTCAGCAGGATCGTATTTATCGTTCCATTCTTTCTGTACTGGTGCAGACGCACAAGCAGTAAGAACCACACTAATAATTAAAAGGCGCATTATCCGTTTAGTGGATTATCGTTTTTGTTTTCTAGTTTGGTTAAATCTCTTTCCAAACTTTGCAAATCAGCTTTAATGGTGGCTATATCTGTTTTTATTTCTGTTATATCAGGAATTTCAATATTATCTATTTCTTTTTCCAAGAATTGAACAGATGTTTCTATAGATGCAAAACGTTCTTCTATAAGTTTCATCTCATCCTCTGCTTCGCTTATACCGCCTATCTTAGCTTCTAAGTTAGCTATACGGTTAACGTAAGTTGCTCCTGTATAACCAAACCCAGCAAGAGTTGTAACTATTGTTGCTAAAGCAATTAATTGCCCTGTTTTACTTTGAAACCAATCCATATAAATCTCCTATAATTTTGGTTGCAGTTCTTTCAAATTAGTTAAAGTTTTTATACTTTGTCCTGCTAAGCCGTAAAAAGCAGCAGTATTATCTGAAAGGTTGTTATTAGTATAAATGCTTTTAGGCTCATACCAAAATTCTTTTTCAGGCATGCTTACTACTCTATAAGTATTAAAACCTGGTAAAAAACCCATAACCGCTATAATAGCGTTTTCAGATCCATACTCACCTGTTTCTTCTTGTTGCGCCGCAACCTGTTCTTGAGCTGTTTGTAAGTTTTGAGCAATAATATTTTCAACAGTAGTTTCTGATTCAGAATCAACAGATGCAATAGATGTATCCATCTGATCTTGCGTTGTTTCTGTTGTTACGTTAGCAACTGTTACCTCTGTTGTTATTGTTTCTGTTTCTACAGAGGTTGAGCTAAAAGAAGTATCTGAAACAGACATGCTACTCATATCAAGAACTTGATTGGTTTGGGCAGCAGAAGATGCAAACTGATCTGAAATACTAGGAGAGCTGCTTGTACTAAAACCAGCGTTAGATGAGTTACTTACAGCATTTCCAGAAGCTACGCTATTGCCTGTAGCGTGTATAGAGTTACCAGAATTAGTACCGCTAACACTTTGATTTGCGGTTCTTATTGTAGATGCAACCACTTTTAAGGCTATTTCTTTACTAATTGAGCTTTCGCCTTTTGTATTTTCTCTTTCAGCAACTTGAAACTCTTCTTCAAATACCTCTTCTTCTATAATCTCTTCTCTCTCCATTCTTTCTTCTTCTATTTCAGCTTCAGCCAGTCTTTCTTCTATAGCCTCAAAAACTTCCTCAACCGCCTCTTCTTCAAAAATTTCTTCTATAAATTCTTCTTCTGGTTCTTCTAATATTGCAACCTCTTCCTCTCTTCTAGTTTCTTCTTCAAACCATTCTTCTAATTCTTCAATAGTCTCTAGCTCAATAAAAGTCTCGGGTTCTCTAAAGTCTTCTACTAGAAATGTTTCTTGAAAGATAAACTCTTCAATAATTAAATCCTCAACAGGAATAAATATTTCTTCACGTGGCATTTGAAAATCTGGTATCAAAGGAAATGGATCTGTAAAATCATCTTGATAAAACATTTCTTCAAAGATTATTTCTTCTTCAAATATAAACTCCTGTTCTTCAAAGTGCTGCTCGTCAAACTCAAAAACAAATTCTTCAAACATTGGTTCTTCTTCATAACCAAACTGTTCTTCTTCTTCGTAACCATAATCAAATTGATCTTCTTGAAAGTAGCCTACGTCTTCTTGTTGTCTATAGCCAGGGCAGAAAGGGCCATACTGAGGATCTAAATCACATTGTTGGTCATCGTATGCGTCCCAATAGTTAGGACATGACTCACTATAAAGAGAGCTTATATTACATTGTTGGGTTAATAAAGCATCTGCATAACCGCTACAACTAGAATCATTTAAAGGGTTGCTACAATCAACGCCACTACCAGCTCCCCAACCAAAAAGAGATCCGCCATTTTCTAGCGTGGTATTTATAGAGGTATTATTCCAATTGGTATTAACGCAAGAAGAAGAGTTTGTTGTACCTGTATTACACTCATCATGGTAGTAGTAAGTATATGAATCTTCTTTGCTAGATCCCACTTCCCCTATTAAAACATCGTGATTAATAATGTTTAAATGGCCATAACGAAGATCAAAAGAATTATTATTCCAAAGTATTATTTCAAAACTATTGTCTGTATTGCTTCTGTTGTATTCTCTTAAATCATACCAGCCGAATATCATTTTGCTTGAGTCTCCCCAAGATTTCATACGAGAATTGTTATCTCTAATTAAGTCCGTCCAAAAAGCATATATGGTATATGTGTGTTGTCCGTTAATAGGGTCAGGAGTGTAATCGTTACAGTAGCTACCACTAGAGCCAAAATGGAGACATCCATTCGTAGCCATCCTTGCTTGACTAAATGTAGAGCCATAAAAAGTAAAATCAAAAGAAAGATCAATTGCGGGAGAAATACCATCATCTGATACTGAGTATGCTAACTCGCCCTCAAAGTCATTTGCGTTTGTTTGTAGGTGGTATAAATCCTGCCCTGACTCATAAGTGTATTGTCCATATACACTAAATGATAGCAGACTAGCTATTGCGTAGCATAAAATTCTTTTTTGCATTGTTTATTGCTTTTGGTTTTTCTTGTATATATGGTTTTAACCGCACCAACAACATCTCTGTTTATTTTTTCTCTGTTGGGGTTAGAATCATTTGTACATTGTTGAATAAACAATTTTTCTTGTTCTTTAGCATCTGGTCTTTTGGATTTGTTTTCTGCCCAAGCCATTGTTGCCTCTTTGCCTATTTTACCTTTATACGGACAAGGCGTACCTGCCATTTCCATAGCCTTGAATACTCTTTTGTCTTGGCAAAGAATAGATACTGAAGCTACTTTCATACCAGTATCATAAAGATATTTAGAAAGTTTTAGCCTTTCGCAGTTTTCATCTACAACGGTCTTACCACCTGAAAAACCAAATACTTGTCCTTGGAATGCACCAGACTGCCCTGTAACACATAAATCTTGGGAATAACTCATTATACTAGGAGCTATTGCAGACGCAGGAGGAGCTTCAGACTTTACATTTTGATTAATTGTTTGAGTTGAATTAGATTCATTAATATTTCGATTTGTATTATCAGATCTAGAATTGTTTTCGTTTACGTTTCGGTTGTCAGTTGTGACGTTAGAATCTGAAGTCGATTGATTAATATTGGTATTTTGATTCGTATTAGAGCTGGTTGAAGTTGAATTATTTGTGTTACTAACATTCTGATTTACTGTCGAATTAACCGTTGAATTAGATGTAGAAGTCGAAGTATTGACGTTGTTATTTGTATTGGTGTTATTCGAGGTCGAAGTGTTTACATTCGTATTTGAGTTAGTCGAAACATTTGTATTAGAATTTGTATTGGTCGAATTATTCGTATTAGTCGATACGTTGGTATTGGAATTAGTATTGGTGTTAGTATTTGTGTTTTGATTAGTATTGGTGTTTGTATTTGTATTTGTGGTGGTTGTAGTATTTACTGTATCCAAACTATTATTTTCACAATATTGCGTGCCGTTAACACAAGCTGTACCAGACTGTTGAGAAGATTGAGCGTTAATATTTATAGAAAGACCAAGAACAAGCGTTACACCAAAGCCAAGAGCTGCCCAAGCTATTAATTTATCGTGTTTTTGTTCGTCTTGCTCCTTGTCCATAATTTATTTTTTTTTACGAGGCCTGCCTCTTTTTTTAGGTGTTTTTGTATAAGCCTCATTTACATTTGGCGTACTTGGATCATCAGCAATATAATGACCTTTTTTATTTCTAGCTCTAACAGGTTTTTTTTCTTTAAGAGGGTTGGGCAATTCTACTGAAGATAGAGGGGTAAAGAAATGTAATACTTTTTTAAACCAATTCATTTTTTCTCCTATAATTTATTTATTATCTTCCCCTTTAAAACTTTTACTTGCTCCGCTTGTTCCTGCATAAAGACCAAACCAAGCTGCGCCTGCGCCAACCACTATTGATATAAGACCACTTTGTTCAAAAGTAGGCTCTGCTAAATCCATAAACCAAAATGTAGTAAAGTATAAAAGATACATATATACACTTAAAAATGCTCTTGGAAAAATACGCCAAGAGTCAACCGCTTGAGCTAAATGAATCCACCTTTGATGAGGGTTTCTAGTTGTTTCATCTTCAAGATCTCTTATTTTATCTTTTAGCTGGCCTATTTCTTCAATCATAGCCATAAATTTGTTGAGATCCATCTCAACTTCATTACGGTCCATATCTCCTGAGAATCTGCTTGGGTGATCGTTCATACGTATTTAACCAAAACAACTGCGCCTACGATAAAAGGATAAACAGCCCAAAGCATAGTTTCTAGTTTATCAAATCTTTTTTCTCCAGACTCTAACCTTTTTTCAATATTTTGATAACGCAAACTACATTCTTTTTCATGTGCAGCTATTTTGGTTATAGCGTCTTTTACGGTTGGCATCATTTATCCTTTGCTTTACCCACATTTATAGCACACCAATCAATCATTTTATAGATCTTACCTAGCATCTGATCGTCTTTTGGTGTTGGTGTTAGCGCACATATTAATGATGCTCCTGATATTATCCAGGGTGCTAACGAAATTAATTTTAATATTAAATCTAATAAATACAACATATTTTACTCCTAAATTTTAACTTGTTGGTGCATCAGGAAACTCTCCTAATGGTCTTACTGGTGGATTAGCATTGTTATAAACATAAAGTGCTGCGAGCGCATCTACATCTGATACTGCGTTAAT